ACAACTGAAACAAAGAATTCTGAACAGTGTTAAGCTCCCCGGTAGAGGCCGTCAACAGCCTAAGCCTGTTTCTTATGAGGGTAAATGAATCAGCTAGATCCAAAAAGCCCTGCAGGATGCGTGCAGACGCGACTACAACAAGAGCTGATCGCAGAAAGCCCAGCGCACGCCTAGTAGCTTGCGACGCTTGGCCTATGCCCCGTATGTCGCGTTGAACCGTGCGTGTGCCGCGACTTGTTAGAACGATCTCAATGCGCTCTGTAGCCACGATTATCTCCTAATAATCTTAGCTCCCTTTATGGCCACTAGACCGGCTTGTACGCCCATTTGAACGAACATAGCCGGGGCCTGCGCAGAGCTACCCTGATTCAGTTTACCAATATGCCCTACATTGTTGGTAATGTGAATACTTTTATCCGAATTAACGTTAAATCTCTCTATAGCGACCGCTCCCTGCGCTATGGCGGCTTGTGCGTTGGCTCTCTCCCCAAGTCCAAGCTTTCTACCGGGGGCATAGGGGGGTATTTTACCCGCAAAAGGTGCATTTCGGGTGGTGACCCAGTTAGACCTCGCCTCGCCTTTATCAACCGGGGTTCCGTATATGACCTCCCTATCCACAGCGCCGGCCGCTGTCTTCATAATACGATTCATGCCGTCACCAACTATCACGGCATAATCTTCCATTATAGAAGGCAACGCATCAAAAGATTTAACCACGTTTTATGCGCCCTTTCTCAATCTTAGCTTGCTCCTCCCTATATTTAATATATTCAACGTCCATGCCCCGAATCAATATCCTGAACCGATCAAAGTCCCAATCGGTAAGATCATGTCTGCGAGCATATCGATCTATAGAGCTCCAAGGAATCCAACCCTCCGCCATGCCCATCTGTCTGTCGGTGGAGAGCTCTGAAAAAGCCGTATAATACAGATCCAGGCCCGGAAGCAACACCGGCGCATTCCTGAACTTTTCGGGAATAGGCAGGTTCTGCTTCCGAGCCTGTTTTATGATCTTTTCAGCTGTGGGCGCCAGCTTTAGGTCATAGAGCAGAACCTCTACGAGTTTCCCAGATCCGTCTCCACTTCTTCTGACCGATAGTTGGCGGATTTCTGGGCTTGTTCCCTAACGTCAACAAAAAGATCAGGCAGATCTTTAAACAGTTTTATAACGTTATCACGAGTGAACGGCATCTCTCTACCGTCCTTATCTTTAATACCCTTCCAACTTAAGACAACCGCCTCTGCAAAAGCTTTTAGAAGAAGATCGTTAGCTATATCGTCATCTAGGGTCTCATTAGCTATCTGCTTGCGATGCGGCCTTGAAAGCCGCTCCATAGCTTTCTGGAAGCGATCATTAGACCCGCCCGCCCTAGCGATAAGAAAACTGCCAAACTTGCCGTAGTCTAGCCAAATGCCGCTACGCTCCATTTCTTTATCAGTGCCGAACAAACCATAAATAGAATCTACAGCTTGTTCGGAGCCCGAGGGCTCTGCAGTTTGAACTTCATCAGTCATCGTCTTTTCTCCTCTTTGGGTTCTAGGACCTGATATATTTTTAAACGCCGTGCTCAGTGCTGAGACCGCCGTGTCCTTCGCGCATACGCACCTCCCTTATGAATCCGCCGCAGATGGCAGGTAATCGAAAAACTGCATGAGCATTGTGTGATTAAAATTACGATCAGCCGCAGCCTGCTTAGATAACGGCAGAGTTATAGGCTGATCTTGCTCGACTTCAAGCCTACCGTCTCCTAAGGTAACCAAAGGCAGATCAACTAGTATGCCTCGCTTAACGGTAGCTGAATCTACTGTTACGCTCTTAACAAGCGCAAAATCTAGCGACACGTCACTGTTATTACGAACAGCTTGAACTGCCTCAACCGTGGAGAAATAAGCTGTAGCCGTACCATCAACCGGAAACTGTCCGGCAGTAACCTCAAAAGCGCCCAGCGTGCCTATAGCCTTATTCGGCGTAAGATTATTGTTGAGCGTAATCTGAAACTCTGTCAAGTACGCAAACAAAGCAGAAGGATTAGAATCCGCAGGATCCAAAATGACCATCTTAAGCCGTGAAAAATCGCTTGACGTGTTAAAAGCATCCTCCGCTAGGATCGTAGGCCGGTTGCCCGACTTCAAACCTGTGGCTGCCGTGCGCTGCTCATTATTAGTAGACACAAAAGACATGTCAACTGTAACCTTATCAGCGGTATTGAAATTAAACACTAGCTGACTAGGGACGGACCCAACCAAATATTCTCCTTGAATATCTGAAGGCGAGGAATCATCGGGGGCGCCCAATGACCGCTCAATGTTATAGGAGCGCCTAGTTATGAGTGTAGGATCGCTTTCGTTCTTAAGAACTCGGCCAAAGAACAGCTGCACCGTCTCCGTAGTAGAAGCTTCGGTAACCATAGTGCCTTGAGTCTTATCAAAAACTATAGCGCTAGCCGTGATACTGCGAATTCTGGCCCAGCCATTATTTGCTGCGGTAGCAAAAGCCAAACTGGCTGAATCTCCGCCTATGTAGATCCACTCTCCTGGAACCAGCCCAAGCGTAGTGAAGTCAGGACCTGAATCAGAATCTAATTGCGGGAGGTTGCCAGAAGCATCTATGTCCAAGGTTCCAGCAGCGCCCCGGTACCCTACTACAACAGACTTACCAGCCGCAGGGGCCACCGCTTCGTCAGTAAGGTTCTCTGCCACCGTCAATCGACCCGAAGCCACAGCTGTAATACGTTTGAGACCATTATTAGCAGCCACACCGTAGCCGCTGACAAAAACTAAGCCGTTTACTACATAGCCGCTTTCGTCATTGACATAGATATATTCGTTAGTACCATCCACAGAATCTCGACGATGGAAAAGTCTGGTGGCATCATCCGTGCCGTCACCTGTGAAATCTACCGCTACAGGCGTAGACGCCGTAGCGTTGGCATACGTAGTAGCCAACTGAATAGTGTTAGCATCTACAACAATAACCCAGTACTCTGTATTCTCCGCAAGCCCGGTAGGGAGCACGCCCGATCCCTCAACTAGATGAAAAGGGCCATCACCGGTAGCTAAACCATGCGCAGCTATAGTAAAAGTATCCGCACCGTTAGCGGCGGTATACTGAGTAGGCGTAAAAGTCACGCCGGCAACTCCGCCTACAAGCGGACCAGAATCCTCTCCTTTACGCCGCAGATCGGCGAAAAAGAATCCCTGAAACAGGTCTTGAAGATTTTCTTGCGTAAGGTCCTGAACTGTCCCGCCGCTAGCATCTAGATCAGTTACAACACCTTTTTGACGCTGCCTGCTATCGTTAATAGGATTACGGGCCACAGTGGTAATTTCACCGCCGAAATCATTATAGCTATTAGGCTCTAGAGCGTACCAAGTAGGCGTGGCCGGCAGCACACCCAGAGACGCTTCTTCGGCATACCGGAGGCCGGTAACATTTGAGTCAATTTTTGAAAGAGTTGCCATTGGCTAATTCCTCGCTACTTTATCTCATCATACTCAAATTCAGCGAACACATTAGTTTGAAACCATGTTCCGTCAGGGCCAACTTCATTTGACCTGACATTTCTGAACTCCACTCGATCGCCGCCACCGGCCGTTTGGCCTTCAAACGCATCTATTGCCAACTTGGCTAATATATCGTTCTTTGTCAAGCCGTCATCTATAGGTGTAAAGACCTGAACGGTAACCAGACCGAATCGTCTAAACCGCCTATTTCCGGTCTGTCCGACAAGCGTGGCTTGACGGCCTTGATTGTGCACTACTGTTACACGAGCCCATGATTCAGTGCCTTTTGGTACTTCGTCATCACTATCTTGCCACAACACCTTAGCTATAGGCGAGGCTTGGGTATCCCAGACCGTCTTAAACTGGGTCAAAATAGCGTCCCTAGCGGCTGTGAGCGTAGAAATCGGCACTATTTCCTCACTTGTAATATATAGATCACCCTGACATCACCGGGGTTTATAACTTCTGCCTCTATTATACGCCAGGGGTCGTCGGGATCCCCGTCTATGAGGACATCGAACTGCTCTAGCATCTCAGAATCATCATCATTAGCCGCTATAAGCGCCTTTTTATCTTCGCGCCGCACCAAAGATCCGTCTATCTCTTCGGCGCCGAACGGTACTATAACGCCTTTTAAAGGACCCACAGAAGTGGGGGCGGCGTTACCGCCGCGCCAAGGTTTATCAACATCTGCAGCGATACGGTCACGCTTTATAAGGGTTACATCTCGGCCATTGGCGTCTATCAACCTTTTGGCTGTAGCGGCCAGCGATACGTAGTCTACCACTAGTCACCTCGCCTCAATCCTACCGAAAACCCTGTTTTTATAAGCTCCTGAAGCCATTCATCCGCTACGGGGTACTCTGGTAAGTTAAAATCGCTGACAAGCGTAGAAGACGATCCACCTGGCTTTTTGCGCGTTATGAGGTTGGACATATCACTGTATTCAGTCTCCTCCTCTATAACGTCCACTCTTTCACGTTTTTTGAGGACCTGCCCCGTTGTCCCGCCGCTGACGGTTCCGGTGGCCGGATCTAAGACCGCAAAAGGACGGGCCGGCAACGGCAGCAAGTCTATTTGAAGTGCTATTAGGGCGTACTCAGCTACAGCTTTTTTAAGCTGTCGTGGGACATCATCTAAACCGTTAAACAGATAGTCATCATTGTCAAAAGCGGATAGCCGAGGCCACTCTAACCCTTGGGATTTTGACTCCTTAAAGCCTCTGAACTTAGGACCGAAACGCTTATCGACGTAATCAGTAGCTTTCACTATGGCCACTTGCTTGACAGAATCCAAACCTGTCCAAACAGCGTTACCGCGATCGGAGTGATGATCATCAGCAAAAGCTACTGTTATATAGGCATTGGCATCCGCCACACCCGTGCCGTCTTCCACCGTAAAAGCCATCCGCGAAAACTCCTAAGCTAAGGTTAATTAGCCTTCGCCGCGATCAGGACCTTTTAGCGATCGGGTAGCGCTAGAGGCCATTTGAGACATAGCAGTCTTTTTACGACCACGAGCATTAGTGTTTTTATTACCACCGGTGGCTGACCTAGACCGCTTAGAAACCGCTTTGAAATGATTACCTTTAGTAGTGGTAGTTTTAGTACGCATAGCTGAT